CCTTGAACTGCACTCATTCCTAGACTTTGTGCTAATTTAAAAACATCTGCTGTTTTTCCATGACAAAAATAAACTTTACCTAATGGAGTATCTAAAGTTATATCCTCATGCCATTTCCAACCATTTCCAACTTGTAAGTAATCATTATAATTTTTTATATATGCTTTTGGTATTCCATGTTTAAATGCTCGTCTATAAACAAGACTTCCATGATTAGAGTCTAACAAATCCATTTTAGGAAACATTTTTTCTAGTTCTTTAATTTTAGGTAATGCTAATCTTAATTCATCTCCAGCACTAGGCATATCGCTATCTTTGTCATGGAATGACATACCAGCGTGATCTACCTCATCTCCCAAATGAATTACCCTATCAAATTTTTTATATTTTTTAGTAAGTGCTTTTAAGAATGGAATTAAAAATTTATTTTCGTAGGGTATGTGGGTATCAGAAATAATAAGAACACTTTTGTAAATCATACAAGTTTTACTTGTATAACTATTTAGTCAAAATGTAAAGTATCTGAGTTAAGAACAATAAAGCAACTGCACCAACTCCACCAACAATCCAAAAAAGTAATTTATCAAATTTAGTATTTATTTTTTCTACATCTTCATGGAGATGTTTAATGTGATTTGATTTTAAATTGTCTATTGATTTTTTTAATCCTGTAATATGGCCATATAAAGCTACAATATGTTCTCCTGTAGTTCTAGGCTTCTTAGTCATTAGCTTTGATCTACTTTCTCTAGGATTAATTCAAATCCAGCAGAAATAGATGTTGTGGCATCTGCTTTAGCTTGTATTTCTATATCAGTTTTAGGTGGGATTATGACAGGTATTATATAAGGTATTCTAAGAGGAGAACCAAAGCTAGTTTGAAATGCTTTTACATTCATAACATTTCCAGCATCTATTTCTCTAGTCATAAATTTAAACTCAACTTCTTTTTGTTTAGACATACCAGAATCAAATTGAACTAAATAACCTCTTACTTTTCTTGGTGTTGTATATATAGCCATCAATGTCTGACCATAAGTTGCAGTAATTTTAGCAACTGTAGTTGATGAAACTGTTATTGTAATATCTCCAACATTAGCTGTGCCTGTGTTAGCAGTTTTCATTAATGCTCTAAATACTCTTATAAAAGATGTTGACCCAGCACTACCACCAATAGTTAATGTTTCAGAAGCTAGATCATAATTAGAATTTAAACCTTGTATCTCTACTGTTCCTGTATTATCAGATGAAGTATCAGATGAAGTTGCAGTAGCAGTTCCAGAAGATGATGGATAAGTATAAGTTGAACCATTATCCCATATTGTTTCAAAAGATGTTCCTACAGCAGAATTATAACCGAACTTTTGTACTCCTGAAAAATTATTAATTATGCCTTTTTGAATTGCTATTCCTAAAGGGAGAGATGTATTTTGAAATAAACTCATTTCTTTTTCTTTCTTAAATCAAGATCGTGTTTTCTACTACCTCGTATAAAACTATTTACTCTACCCATTGACCAACTAGCCATAGAAGTCTTTGGTCTACTTCCACTACCTAAAAATGCACCCTGACCTCTACGATATACTTTTTTTAATTGGCCAAGTGTAATGTTTTTTCTAGTTTTAGCTTTTGCTCTAAGTGTTGAGATAACTTGTGCAGATAGTGGTTTTCTTCTAACAGCCATTATTTGTATCTCGCTTTAAACATTGATTTTGGTATTCTTTGACCTTTTTTATAAGCATCTGACATGGCCTTAATAAGACTCGCTCTAGCTGATCTTTTGCCACCTTTAAGACCTGATAAATATTTTTTAGGAATTTTTGTTTTTTTATCTTTTGGTACTCTACGTCTTTTCATTTTCCTACACTCCTCATAGCTTTAGTGTGTGCAGAAGAAAAAGTAGCACCTTTTTTCATAGCATTGGCCATTGATCGCATATGCTTTAGTGAGTGGTGTCTAGCATGACTTTTCATAGTCTTTTGCTGACTAGGTTTTAACCCTTTTATTATATTTGTGATAGATGCTACTTTAACCATTTACTTCTTCTTTTTTTTATTCTTTTTCTTTTTTTTCTTCTTAGGTTTCATACTATATCCGTAAGCCATTATTTCCTCGCTTTCTTCTTCTTCTTCTTTTTATTCATAATAGCTTTTTGTAAAGCTGGTGGTAGTTTCTTTTGTTTTTTTGTAAGCATTTTAACTCCTAGTTTGCAAATTTACCTTTTGACCATTTTGCATCTGGTAATCCATTTGTATAAGATTTGCCATCAAATGTTAAGACTTGTTTTCTATTATTTTTTTCAGAGTTATAGGAAACATGACACCACCCAGATGATGGTTCTCCCGTATAGTACTCGAGCAAAAGCTGGTCAAAATTACAATGATTAGAAATCCAAAGTGCAATTTCAAGATTAGATACACCAGCTATTTCAAAATCAACTGCGTTTCCTGTAGTGTGTTGTGATGTTTTTTTTGAACCTATTGCCTCGCATAATTCCTCTGATCTATAGCCAGATGTAATTGTAACAGGTTTATCAAACTTTGCTCTTACAGGCTCTAGTATTTCATAACAAAGATCGCCTAAGTTTTTAATCTCTCCACTACCAGCTTTATTTTTAATACCTTTTCGAGTTGCAGTTTGGCTCTTTTCAAACTCCTCTAATGTGAAGTGTTTAGAAAGTTGCATGGTAACTATTTTTCAGCTTGTTTTTCTTCTGTTTTTTCAGGTGTTGCAGTTTTAAATTTACCTACATAAACATCTGCTAAAATTTCTAAATCTTGAACTTGGGATAAAAGATTATTTTTGGATTGTTGTATGGTTGCAAGTTTTCCTACTATTGCAACTTGTTCTTCTGACATTTCTTCTTTTTTATACTCTTTACCATCAATAGTTATATCTGACATTACCACTCCTTAGTTTTTGATACAGTTTCAGGGTTTTTTTGTGTTTCTATTTGTGCATCAAGATTAGCTTTCATTTCTTCTTCTGTTTGTTCTTGATTTTCAAGAACACAATTTTCGCAATGCTCCTTAGTCATACTGTCAAAGTTCATACCTTCTGGACCTGCACAAGAGCCATACATAGATGCAGAGTAATCTCCATCTACTGCTGTAAGTCTATAATGGATAACCTTAACTTTGTTATCTGCGTCTGTCTCAAAGTTTGGGAAAGACCATTCGTATGTTATTGCCATTATGCGTTCTCCAATTCTGTTACTTTAGCTTCTAGTGTTTCAATTCTTTCCATAGCTTCTTGCAAAGCCTTAACTGACTTCATGTATAAAATTGAATATTTTACTGATTTGTAATTTTTTAATTTTACATCTCCAATATTTTTACCTTCTGGCAAAACATCATCTTCAGTATAAAGTTCATCTTGATTATTTTCTACAAGACCATTCATTCCTGATGCTTCAAGGTCTTGTGCTATAACTCCTAATTGTTTTTCATTAGGTTTTGATTTAAAATTATAATTTTTAATTTGTAATGACTTAATATCGTTCCATTGAGAACTAGCATCAACTTCATTTTCTTTTAAAACTCTATCAGATATTGCACCATAACTATTATTTGTGTTTTGTGCATTACCATTGCCTAATGTTCTAAATTCTCCAGATGAGCCAAAAGCCCAAAATACTAATGCACTAGAAGTATTACGACAAAATATATGGTAACTTCCATTAGATATTTGCGCTCCATTATCTCCTGAACTTGGCTCTGATGTATTAGATACAAGTACAGCTCCACCAGAAGTGATACGAAGTCTTTCACTAGCTGAACCAGGAGCACCAGTTAAAATTCTTATAGCTGTATTAGCATCAAAATCTTCTGAAATAGCATCAATAGCACCACCTGTTCCAGTATTGCCACTATCTGATGAATTAAATTGAATAGCACCAAACTTTTGATTAGCTGTTGTTCCTGTATCTGTGTCAGTAAATCTTAATACGTTTGAAGCACCACCAGAATTTTGACCAGCTAATTCAATTTTTGTATCGGGCGATGAAGTTCCGATTCCAAAATTTCCAGAACTGTCAAACCTAGCAACTTCACTTCCATTAACTCCAAAATCTAAGTGATTACCATTGTGAGCATAATTAACATAACCAACACAATTATTTCCACTATCTCCAAAACATATTGCTCCATTAGATGATGCTCCAGATAGAATACTCATTCCACTATTTGAAGAACCATCTATTATAACTTGATTATGACCAGTGTTTGCAGTTGCACCACTGCCCCCTTTTTCAATAATTATACCACCAGCAGAACCATCATTTCTAACAAAAACTGCTGGTACATTAGAACCTGCTCCATCTTGAAGTATTCTTGCAAGAGGAACAGTTTGACCAATATTAGAATATACATAAAGACCATTGTCATCTACATCTCCAGTATGGTCTATATAAACTTTTGCTGTTGTAACATTTGTAGTTCCTATTCCAATATTCTCATTACTGCCAATAGTCATTGCTAAAGCATCAGCATTGTCGTCAATACCTTTAGAGGTAAAAGCACCTGTTGTAGTTATATTTCCTGATGTATTTATAACAACATCATTTGCTAAAGCTGTATCTATAAAATTAACTGTATTTGCTGAAGTATCTATTTGTGCAAATTGAATATTATCTGTTCCATCATGTATGTATAAAACCCATGTAGTTGCAGTTGTGTCTATCCAAAATTGACCAGCATATAATGTAGTAGGTGCTGATGTTCCTGTATTATTTGTTGCGATTGCTTGTAGAACATTATTAAGATCAGACCTTGTTGCTGGAAAGCCTTGATTAGCTATTGTATAATCGTGTTGTGCCATATTTGATATATACCTTTATATTTAAAAATTTACAATATTATTATTTTTGTGTACCTATTCCATTTGCTTGATAATCAAATGTTCTATCAACTGTACTACCAGAACTATTGAAAAATTCAACTGTAAATCCTGTTCTAGTTTTTGATGTAACTGTGAAAAAATCTCCTGTAGCCATGTTTTGCCCAATTACAGTTAGTGATGGAACTTGATAAAAAGCATTAGTAAATGTAACTGATTTTCCAGCAGTATCAGTTCCTGATGATACATTAGAATCGTCTTGAATAACTGTTGGTAAAACAAATTTTAAAGATAGATTGTTTATTTTAGGAGTTGCACTTGTATCACTTGAAGTTAATAGTGCTTTAAATTTAACTGCTCTTGCAACATAATCTCCTGACTTAAAGTTTTGAAAACTACCAAAATTTACATTGTCATCTGATAAAGATATTTGTAATTGGACATTAGTTGAGATAGCTTGACTTGTTCCACCATCAAATAATCCTTGTTTAGAATCAAATAATCCTGATTGAGAATCAAAGTTATCTATATAGTCTAAGTGATCTACATTTAATTGATTTAATAATACTTTAAATTTAAACTTATTACTAAAATCAAACCCTGTATTAAAAGCATAACTACCTGAAGATTTTACACTTCCAAACCCACCATCAAATAATCCTGTAGCATCATCAAAGTTTCCTGTGGCACTATCAAAGTTTATTGAAGTATCTAATACCAAACTATTATCTACAACCACACAATCTGTTTTAGTTCCATCAAATGCTGTTTCTTCTGTAATTGTTTGAACAGCTTTAAAGCCCTCAAAAACTTGATCTGAAATAACAACTGAATCTGCGTTGGCTGATCTAATATTAAATTTATCTACAGCTTTAATAAAGTATTTTCCACTTCCTACAAATGGAGTTACAACTGAAGTTGCTGGTCTTGCAATTCTTGGAACAAGAATTGTTGTATTTGAATAAAGTGTTTCTGTAGTATCTGAAGTAAATCTTATCTCATAAAAATCTAAATCTAAGTTTGATACTGCATCAAATGTGTGATGAAGTTTATCTCCAACAACATCTATTGAATAATTAGTTACATCATTAGGTGGGTCAAAAGCAGTTATAATTTCATGTTGTGTTGTTGTAAATGCACTTTTAGCACCAAAAGAATTTATTGCTCTACACCTTACATCATAAATTACACCCTCTTTAACAGGGTATTTTTCTATAATTTTATTTGAACCTCTACGCATTAACCTAAATGAACTTGTAGTAGATTCTTTGTATTCAACTTCAAAATCATTAACGAATGAATCTGTGCTTGTAATATTAACTATTAATTTAGAAACTACTGAACCATCAAATAGTTCAAATAATTCATCTGATAAGGATATTGCTGGTGCTTGTACTGAATATGGATTAGGAAGATTAGTAGCTGGTATAGTTGATGCTTGAGTTTTAGTTGCAAAAGTATAATGACTAGCTTGATATTCTACTAAAGATAATGCTACTGTTAAATCTTCATTAAAAGTAATTCCAAGAACTCTAAAAGGTTTAGCAGAAAATCCTAATGAACTGTGCGTGATATTTACTATATCTCCAATGGCCAAATCATAACCATTAAAGTCAACATTAATTCCTAAAGTTAATGCCTCTCTACTTCTTCTAAGTATTACCTCTGCCATTTCTTCTGCTTGATATTGTGATGTTAAGGTTGAGAATGTAAATCTACCCTCAAGTAAAAAACCACCATCAGCACTTTTCATAGTTGCGTGTTTATCTGCACTTGGTAATCCTGTTTCATTTATTGGTGGAAACTGTGCTTCATCTACTTGGTAATTACGATCAGGATTAACAAAGCCAACTATAACTCTATTGTATCTATCATTCTTTGTTGGTGTTGATAATGAATAACCACCTATAATATTATCTTCTGTTAATGTAATAGATGCACTGCCTGTTGTTTCGATAACTAAATTATATTTACCAGCATTATATGGGAGATAACCTCTACAACCTTTTAAAAGTTCTCTAACATTATCTAAAATATTTCTTGAAGTATCTAATGCAGTATTAATATCAAAAATATTTATATCACTACCACCTGAAAATGGTGTTACTTGTGTTGCACAAACTAATGACGCATCATAAAAACTTTGTAAATCTAATTCGTCTGTTAATAATCCTTTTCCATATCTAGTGTTAGTTAAATAGTCCAACAAACACCATGCTGGATTAGTCTGATAAGATGCTGATTGTTCTACTAAGCTAGAATTATAAGTTCTAACTTTTTTACCTTGTATCTTAGCTTGTACTTTTGGTATTCCAGCAAAAGCATCTTGATTCCATTTGAACCTCATTGCAAGATAACATAAGCCAGATAATTTGTGATTAACTCCCCACCCTGAGACAGCTAATAAACTAGCTGTTCCTTGAGTATCAGTACCATAAAAAGGTTGTACTCTAATTAAACTTTCTTTAAGTGAACCATCTACATTTGGGTCAGCTTTATAAAAATTAGAATCTGTACTACCTACTTCAACTTCTGTACCATGTGATAATGTACTAGCCCATGTAACAGCTTTATCATCAACTCTAATTTCTTCTATATCATTTATTTCTCCCTCTGCCATAACTATAGCCATATATAAATATTTATTATCTGTGCCAGAAGTTTGCATAAAAACTCTAGTGCCACCTGTTAATCTTTCTCCAAAAATTACAGGTATGTTAGAGTCATTAGATTGTTTATTAACTAATATACCTCTTTCAAAGTCATCAAACTCGTTAGTTCCAAAGTCAGCAATATCAGGTACTTTAGGTCTTAAAATCCAACTTAAAAATAAACTAGTACCAATAGCAAGTATAGGGTTATTAATAATAGGTATTATTTTTATAATTTTTTTAATTGGTTTTATGATTTTTTTTATTATACCACCCATGACCAACTATCCTTTGTATTCTGTTTCATAATTTTTCTTATTTTGTTATCATTATCTAATCTTGCCCAATGTATAGTTTTATTTAATCCTAATGTTTTAAAACTATTATTTTTAAGCCAACTCATTATCTGTCTTATGTTTTTTGTAGCAATAAAATCAATATGCAACATTATATCTCCACAATTCCAATCTTCAATAATTCCTGTTTTTAAAAAGTAATCTTCTGTTTGTTGATTAACAAATGCCCAATTAGTAAAACCATAAATATTCTCATCTTTAAATAGTTTATATTGATTATTATTTATACATTGTATTAAATGTTGATATATTTCTTCATCAGTATTATCTTTGTATCTATTAAAAGATTGGTAAAATTTTATTATTTCATTCATTATTCCCTACCCCATTTAATATCTAATACAGATTCACTAGCAAAATCCATACCTAAATCTGAACTAAAGAATCTTTGTTGTGATGTGTTGTTAGTCTTTCGACCATTTCTTTTATTAAAATCTGCCCAATGAGATACAATAGATAATGCTAATGAACTTGATGTAGCTTGTTCTTGTATTTCAAAGTTTTCTATTGTTCCTTTATAAAGTAAAAAAGGGTCTGCAATTATAGTATTATCATCTGCTAATAATCCTCTATGTATAGTTACAACATCATTAATAACATTTTCATTTAATACTATTGAAATAAATGATTGATCTGCACCAGATAAAGTTATGCTAATGCTAGATTTACTTACATCTGTTTGTTCTGTAAAATCAGATATTCCTAAAAAATGTGATGATGCTGAATAAGTAACTGATGAGCCTGATACTGATGATGTTAAATCAAATGAATTATCTGTAAAATGAACAGGTGTATTAAAGCCAATAGTGATAAGGTGTATTGGTCTAATATCATTTGTTGCTAGTTCGTTCTTTATCGCTGTTGATAGGCTTCTCGTCATATTCTTCGTAATTAGTTTGGGTTACACTTTCTGTACCTTTTAACATAGTATAATCAAATTTGCTATTGGGTTTCTTATATTCTTTAAGATCGTTTATTGAACTATCTATTTGATCTTCATTAACAATAATTTCAGCAATAAAATCGGCAGTTATCTTGTGGGTTATTTTATATTTCTTCATTAATTAAAGTGATTCTTCTACATCAAATTCAAATTGATATAAAGCATTACCATCTTTATCAGCACCAACGACTCCAAATTCTTGCATATCATTTATTAAATGAACAGTAAAAGGAACACTATCATAAGTAACAACTTCGTTATTTGCTAAAGCAGTTAATAAAGGTGGCTCTATAGTAACTGTTGCCTCATTTGAACCATCTGCTGTTACATCTGCAACAACCATATAAATTTTATCCTGTCCAGCAAACTTAATAAAATCTCCAGCTTTTAATGTTCCTGTCATAGCATCAACAGTTATTGTTGTATCTCCAACTGCGTGAACACCATTAACTAAAACAGTTCCACTTACATTACCTCTAGCAATACTTACTTCTGGTGGAATGATTGTAAAGTTTTCTTTGCCTGATCTTTGTTTAACTATAAAGGCCATTAACTCTCCATAAACATCATCTCTTTTTGCTGTAATTACTCTAGCAGTAAAACCAAATCTTTGATTATCTATTTGTCTAGCAAGTTTCTTACCAGATATAGTTTTTGATATAATAGTATTTTGTGTTGACTTTATTCCTAAAGATTCAAATTTAGCAGTTGATATTGGAAAAGCACCAGCCATTAGATTAAGTTTCCACTCCCTCTTTCATTTACAGCATTATTAATTAATTGTGTAATAGTTCCTCTTGATCTTACAAGTAATTCTTCAAAGCCAGAAGCATCTACTGTGTTGATATTAAAATTAACTGTTGTACTTCCACCATTTCCTGTGCCTCTAGCTGATTGTGTAATTTGACCTGATGAGTTGGGTATAAATAATTCTGCACCTTGTTCTCCAACTACTATTGGTTGACCTTTTGATACAGCACCACCTTTAGCAAAGAATGAAAAACCACTACCACCACCACCACCACTTAACATATTAAGCATAATTTGTCTTTTAAGATTAGTATTTTGTTTTCTTATTAAATTATCTTTTTGTTCCTCTTTTTTGACTATATCTCCTAGTAATATTTTTTCTAATCCTAATAATGCTATTCTTTCAATAGTTTTAGAAATAATATTAATTAATATTTGTTGTGCTAACTGTTTAAATGTAACACTTAATTCTTTACCTAAAACAACAGATTCAGCAATAGATTTAGAAATGCTTTGAGTTATTGATTTTATTTGACCTACTATTTCTTTTTCTATTTTGAAACCATCATTTAATTTCTTAACTTCTTCTACTACTTTTTCAAAGAGAGATTTTTGTTCAACTAAATCAAGATTTACTTCTTTAATAACTTTACTTCCTTTTTGAACTTCAACAACAAAAGGAACATCAAAGCCTAATAATCTTTGTATATTCTCAACTTGTCTTTTAATAAAACTAGTAGCATTACCAACTGCTCTTAATGCACCAGCAAATGCTCTAACTGCAAATACTAAAACTTTACTAATTGCATGACCAATAGTTTGAAATGCATCTGCATTTTCTTCAATAAATTCATTTAAAGATTTAAACTCTTTTTTAAGTTCATCAAAAAAACCAGCACCAGCAACACCTCTTTTAAAATTAAATAATTTATCTCCAAGCATTGATAATGTTCCTGTAAAAGTATTTGCAAGTTCATCTGTTGCTTTCCCAAATTTACCCTCTTTACCAAACACTCTTTCAAATGCTCTTACTGTTTCTTCTGCTGTTACAGTTGCACCAGCTTTAAAACCAAGCATATCTCTAACACCTTTTTCTCTAAATATATCTGCACTAGCAATACCACCAGCAAATGATCTTTGTATTTGTTCTCCAGCTGTTCTAAAATCTATTCCTGTAACAGATGCAACATTACCTGTTATCTCTAATATTTTTGCTAACCTATCTGCATCTCCAGCAACAACTGCTAAATTCCCTGATGCCTCTTGTATCTGTTCTAATGAAAATGGAACTTTAGATGCAAAATTTGCCATCACATCAAATGCTTTTGCACCCTCTTGAGTGCTACCAAATAATTGCTTTAATCTAACTTGTAAATCTTCAATACTTCTTCCTGTTGAAATAAAAGATTTAACAACTAATCCAGCACCTAAACCTATAAAAGCACCTTTAAGAGAAAATACTGCATTTTTTAATCCAGCTAGTCCACCTCTAATACCATTAAAGGCTTGTTTAGTTTTATCTTGTGCTGTTATATTTATCTTTAAATTCTGTGCCATTATTTTTTAAATTTCTTTGCTTCTGCTAATGATTGATTGGTTTTATACTGTTCTTGTTCTTTTTTCAAGTAAGCTAACCAAAGATTATAATGTTCTATTGGCATATCAAGAACTTGTTGGATTGTAAGATGTAATCTCTCTGCGAGAACTAAAAGCGACCTTACATCATGGTCGCTATTTACTTTTTTTCAGCTTCCTCAAAATTATCGCCTTTAGTAATAAGACTTGCAATACGATCTATAACTTTACCATCTGCTTTTTTTCTTAAAGCAAATTTATCTTCTGGCTTAAAGGCTTTTATCATTTCGCCTTTATCATTTTTAATAAGAAGTTTCATTATAACTAAATCAACCAAAGCATTTAAATCTTCAAAATTATTTGATTTTTTAATTATATAATTTCTTTCTTCAAGGGTTAATGGTTCTGAATAGAATACACTACCATTACCATGCTCGTCTTTCCACTCATCAACTTCAATAGTAGTAGTTTTAAGAGTTTCAAAATGAGATTTAACTCGATCAATAACTGACATAAATTAGGATTATACAGTACCTATAGTTAAAGCACCTGTTCCTTGAAAAGTAACAGTTCTTGAAACGA